GTACGTGCCACCGGCATACTCGGCGGCCTTGTCGGCGGCGTCCTTCGTGGCGTCAATCGCGCCGCCAGTGTCGGCCTCCAGCGTCGCTTTGTACTCAGCGTCCGCAAACTCCTGCGCGGAATCCTTCGCCTCTTGCGTGCCAGTCTCCGCGTCCTCAGCCTTGACGCCAAGCACCGCCTCAGCCTGCGTCTGGTCGAAGATGCCCAGCTGCACAAGCAGGTTGACAATCTTCTCGATTGTCGTGTCCATCGACTTGGCGAGATTCCCGAGCGTATCGGCCATCGTTAGCCCGGCAGCGCTGGCCGGGTCGTACTGCGCCGTTAGCGCCGCCAGCGCCAGCCGGTACTCGCTGGAGTTCTTGTCCGCGTACTTGCTGTTGAGGTCGTCGAGCTTCTGGGTGTACTCGGCCGTCTTGACCGTCGCGTCAACGTAGGCGTTGCCCTCGTCCAGCGCCCCGCCAGTCGCCCGCTCCTGGAGCCAGACGAGCTTTGCCTTGGACTCGTTGTACTGATCGGTCGTGATCCTGCCGTCGGCGAGCTGCTGGTCAAGGATGTCGATGGCCGTGCCGGCTTGCTTGCCCTTCGACTCCCACTCGCTCATGCGGTTGCCAGCTTCGGCGGCTGCCTGCCCGAGGTTCTTGTACGCCTCAATGACCGGATCGAGCGCCTTGCCAAACTCGCCGGCGCGTGCGGTTCCTGCCTCGACGATCCGGGTTAGCGTGTCAATGTATCCCTGGATGCCTGCAATGGCCTGCGGGTCTGGCTCTGGCGCGGCGAGAGCCTCGGCGAGCGCCACCCGCGCCTTCTGCATCTCCGTCTCGGCGGTGGCGCGGAAGTCGCTGAACCGTATCTGGCCGTTCGCGACGAACGCGTCGATAGCCCCGCCCGCCGTCGTCATGCCACTCGACACGGCCTGCGATACGAGCGTGAACGCCGCGCCAACGTCGCCGCCCATGCCGGCCATTGCCGTGCCCAGCGCTGTCGTTCGAGCAACAAGCGCCGCAGACTCCGCCTGCGTGTAGTAGAGGCCTTCCCCGAACGCGGTGTAGTCGTCGCTGGCTTCCTGTGCCGCCTTCCCAGCGAACTTGACGCCCGAGGCCAGTAGCCCGACCATGTCGATGTACTTCTGGAGGCTAACGGATCGCGCCCCGGCCTCGGCGTCCCAGACGTTGATGTAACCCGCCTCAAGGTCTTTCAACGTCACGTTCTTGCCAACTTCGGCGGACGCCTCTGCAAGGACGGTTTCGAGCGCCTCCTGAAGTTTCGTCCGGCTGAGCTGCATCGACCGGTCGCTCATGTTCCAGACGACGGTCGCTTCGTTCGACCGAATCTTCGTCGAACGCGAGTTCAGCCACTCGTTGAACTCGGCTTCGTCCTTGGATCGGCCCTTCTGCGCTTCGTCATAGGCCTTGTTCTGCCCGGCAACCCAGTCTGCCCACGCCGCGCGCGACTCCTTCGCCGCGCTGGTGACTGCGCCAGTTGCTCTCGCAGTCTCTTCTTGCGTGCTGTCCGCCCAGACCTTCATCGAGTCCTGAGCAGCCTTGACGGCCCCACCGAAGTCGCCGGCAAGCACCAGCGCAATGGCCTTCCCGCCCAACGCGATGGACTCGACCGCCTTCTTGATGAGATCGGACAGCCCCGAGAACCACTCCTTGACCGAATCGAAGATGAACTTGCCGCCCTCGAACGCAGACTTCAGCAGGCCCCAGGCCGCCGATAGCGCCCCAGTGTGCGCCTCCAGCGCTACTAGCAGCGCAATCAGCGCCGCCCCGCCAGCAACAACGAGCAGTACCGGCGTGCTGATTGCTCCGATTGCAACGGCCAGCATCCCGAACACAACCAGCAGCGGCCCAGCGACAGCCAGCAGTCCAACCAGCACCACGCCGAACGTCTTGACCGGGCCGGGTAGCGCGTTGAACGCCGGCACGACGCTCCCCGAAATGAAGCCGGTCAGCGTCTGGAGCCCGCTAACAACCTGGTTCAGCATCGGCAAGAGCGTCGCCCCGAGACTGATGCCCACCTCGACGAGGTTATTCTTCAGGATCTGGAGCTGTGACGCGGTGGTCTTGTAGCGTTCACTGGCCTCGTGGGTCAACGCCGTGTTCTCGACCCACGCTTCGGAGCCGAGCTTGATCGCGTCACTGAAGAGCGTTCCCGCGCCGGCAGCACGTAGCAGCGCATCGCGAACGCGGATTTCGGACAAGCCCAGCTCGTCCAGCACGCCGAACACGTCGCCGCCGGCCGCCTGAATGCCGCCCAGACCCTCGATGAACGAGATGATCGCTCCGGCGGCGTCCTCCTTGAACGCACGCTGGAACTCAGCGCCTGTCATCCCGGCGACCGTCGCGAACGTCTCCAGCTTCGCCCCGCCGGCAGACACTTCGGAGGCCATGTCGATCATGACGCGACTGATCGCCGAGCCGCCGGCCTGCGCCTCAACGCCGACCGACGATAGCGCCGCCGCAAAGCCCATGATCTGCGGCTCGGTCATCCCGACGGTGTGACCAGCGCCCGCAATCCGCAGGCCCATCTCGACAATCTCGGACTCGGTGGTGGCGAAGTTGTTACCGAGCGCCACAACGACGCTACCCAACCGTCCGAACTCCGTCTGCGGCATCTGCGTGATGTTGGCCAGCCGGGCTAATGAGGTGGCAGCCTGCTCAGCGCTCATGTTCGTCGAGACGCCGAGATCAACCATTGTGCGAGTGAAGCCAAGGATGTTTGGCGTCTCAACGCCCAGCTGCCCGGCGGCTTCCGCAACAGACGCAATCGACGCCGCCGATGCCGGCACCTCAAGCGCCATCTGCCGGATGCCCGCCGAGAGCGCCGCGAACTCCGGTTCGGTCGCGTTGACTGTCTTGCGGACTCCAGCGAAGGCCGACTCGTAGTCGATCCCGACCTTCACCGCTGCCGCGCCAAGCGCCAACGCCCCGGCTGAGACGATCGTCATCGACCGGCCGGTTTCCATCATTGTCTGGCCAGCCGAGACGAACGAGCCGCGCATGCCCTCCACGCGCTGCTTCGCGCCCTCGATACCCGCCTTCAGCTGGTCATCATCAACTCGCAGCTCAAGGACGGCCGTGCCGAGTAGCGCCCCGGCACTCATCGGTCAGCGCCCAAACGGATATCAGCGTTGGCGATATTGTTCGTCACAAACGCACCTGACCTTCTTGCCAGAACCAGCGTCTCAGGTCGTCCGCGCCCCGTAGCACCGTTCGTCCGGCTGCCGCAGCCTCGTCAGCCACGATCCCGGCTTGCTCACGCATCTGGTCAACGAACGCACGATAGGTGGCATACGCGGCCTCGGCTGCCTTGTGACTCGACGCAGCAACCGCTGACCCCGCCCCGCCGGCAACGCGCCACACATGCGCCCACAGCAGCATCTCCTCGGCTTGCAGACGCGGGATCATCATCGTCAGCGCCCTCGTTAGCGGCTCAGGCTCGCCAAGCCACTGGGAGGGCCGTCCCCCGTAGAAGCGGCTGAGCCGGGCGAGGACTTCGCCAAGGTCAACCGGCTGGCCAGACGCCGAAGCCGAGCCGGGCCCACTGGCTCCGCCTCCGGCTCCGGAGGCGTCAGCTTCGGTAGCGCCGCCGTCTGGGTAAAAAGCTGGACGACCAGCGCAGCCAGCCGCCCATGTTCAGCCAATGACAGCCGATCAGCCACGTCGTTCGGCACGTCCGGCATCGCAATCCGCATGACCTGACGCAACGCCATTTCGTACACACGCACATCGTCGTCCGTGATCGCCGCCTCATCGGCCTGCTCGAACTCGACAATGCCCTGCAAGAGCGACGACAGCCGCTTGCGTTCGATTGTCGAGTACTCGGCCGGCTGGCGCAGCTCGTACACTCGCCGCTCATCCCCGACCGTGATCGCCACGGGCAAGCGGTCGGGGACAGCGATATCCAGCGTCAGTAGTGGGGTCTTGGTGGTCATAGTCTGGCCTCCCTCTCGTGATCACACAATCAATCGCACGCTATGGCTTACCCGGTGGCCGGGATGTACTTGCGTAGCGTCAGAATGCGGGCCGGCGACACAGAGTCGTCCGGCAGCGCAGTAATCTCGATGGGGACGCGTGCGGCAGTGTCACGCTGCCCGAGGGTGGACTGCAACGACGACGTCGCCAGCCCCTTCCAGGCAATCAGGCGGAACGGCTCGCCATCGTCCGGCTGCTGCGCGTCAACACCCCAGGTGTTGTAGGCGTCAACGACGTTACCTGTGACCGCATACTGGTCGTAGCCACGAGTGCTCGCGCCAGCAGCCACGGTCGAAACCGCGCCCTGACCAAGGCCAAGCTTGAGGTTGTTCGGGGTGAACTCGATCAGGTTCGAAGCGAGCGTCACGCTACGGCCAGTAATCGGCCGGAAGAGCGGGTCAAGCACCTGGTCGGCGGCAATCTCGCCCCGATCAATGCTCATGTTGAACGCGACACCCTCCTGGGTGTATCCAACACCGGCCCATACCGGCGTCTGGCCCGCGCCCTTTGTCCACACAGGGCCGAAGTCGCCCGCGCCGACCGTGTCAATCGGGAAGGCGTTCGTGGCATCGAACTCGGCAACGTACAGGTTCGCGATGCCAAACAGAACAGCGGTAGCGTCAGCCATGGAGATGCTCCTCTACGGATGCGGGCTAGCCGGGCCTCTCTGGCCACGGTTGCGCCCATTTCAGGATTCCTCAGTCGTCGGCTTTGCTTTTGCCCTGCGCTCCCTCCTGTCGTCCAGCGCCGGCGCGTCCTCTTCGAAAACGTGCCCACGCGCTTCGTAGAACGTGAGCTGCTCACCGGTCAGGCTGATCGTCGAGCCCCGACTTATCGGCGCGGTTCCTGGCGCGCCGATAGCCGAGACTGACGACGGGCCGTCCACCCATCGGTAGATCTTCACCTGGGCATCACCTCCTTCCAGCAATCTCACCGGGCCGTGGCCCGAGGTTAGCGCGCTGCCCGACTCGCACACGAATGCGGTCGTACAGCGCACGGGCTTGCGCCGTTGTGATCGGCTCAATCGCGCCGATCTCGTGCGCGTCGAGCGTCATCGTCCGGGCCGTCTCGCTATCCTGGGTGATCTGCTGGAATGCCGCATACACACCCCATGGCCCGTGATATGGCCGTTCGATGCCGGCCACCGTGAAGTGCGTCTCCACTCGCCCATTCTTCGACTTCCAGCCGTAGATGTTGCGAATCAGATACCAGCGGTCGAGCATTGCATCCTGCCGCACTCCCATTGCGCGCCGGGTCAACAACCCGTGCTCGTCCGTCTCGAACGCCAGCCGCAACTGCTCGTCAGTCAGCGCGCGCCAGACGTCCGGCTGGTCGGCCAGGATCGGCTGCATCACCGGGATCACTGTCATGCCGGCACGGCCTCTCTGAGCACTGTGAGCGCATACGGCGTCGCGACATACGGCCAGCCCTCACGCGGCGTCTGGAGACGGATGAACCCGGCTTCCATCGCAACTTCAGCAATCACGCAGTCCAACTGCCGGATGCGCGTCGAACGCCCCGGCGGCGTTAGAACGCCAGCAACAATCCGCGCGCCCCGCATCGCCTCGTATCCAGTCACGCCGTAAGTCATCACGTCCAGCCGAGCCGACAGGTACGGGCTACGGCCGATTGGGCCCCGGCCGCCGGCCGGGGAAACGATGATCCAGTTCTCAGGCATGTCGGCGGAATCCGGGATGTGCATCGCAATCCGTGCCGATGGCGCAAACGCCAGAACCGCAGACTGCGCCCTCAGGTGCGCGACAACGGCGGCCGCGTAGTCCGGCATCATCACGCTCATAGCTTCCCGATCCGATCCAGCAGCGTTGGGAAGAACGCATCAGCAGCAGGACGCAGATACGGTCGCGCCGCCATCCGGTAGGTGCCCATCTCCTGATAGATCGCATAGCCGATGTCGTATGAGCCGAACGAGCCGACGAGCGCGCCGCCCGTCTTCACGGCTGGCTTGAACGTGATTGAGTTCTTGAGCGCGCCTGTGTCAATTGGCGCGCTTCGCTGAGCTGATGCCGTTGCGTCGGACAGAACTGCGTCCATCGCTCGCGCGGTCTGCTCGTGAATCTGCGCAAGCAACTGATTGCCGTACCACGTCAGGCTCATCGTCCCGCCGACGCCAGTGGCCATTACGTCACCCCGTATTCTTCGAGCACAACGAGCATGTGTGTCGAACGCAACACGACGGCGTCAACCTTCATCGGCCGGACGTTCAGCTGCCTGCCCGTCAGGTCGATCACCGGCCCGATCTGGTCGCCCTCCAGGACGCCAGCGTTCTGCGCACAGATAAGCCCGTAGCGACGCTGCACGATGTCGATGCCTGCGCCCGGCACGTGCCCCAACACCGACCCGGCAATCGGGACAGGAAAGCGGCACGGGATCGTCGCCACCACCGGCCACGTCATCGCTGGCTCGTAGCCCGGCGCTGGCTCTGCCCCGGCCGATGCGCGCCGCACGGTTGCCGTGTCGGCCAGAAGCCCAGCCACGACGCCGCGAATCTCGGTGATCTCGTAGGCGCTTGGCGTGCTCACAGCTCGTCACCTGCCTGCCGCGCATCGAACGGTGACGACTGCCGCCACTCAGCACGTCCGACGGCGAGCGTGACGCCAGCCTCCATTGCAGCCCGCCGGGCTGTTCGGAGCGCAGCCAACGCCTGCTCCTGAATCTGGTTGCGGACGACGCGAACGCCGTCCGGCATTGTCACGTCATAGAGCGTTGTCGTCTGCTCGACGACCGCCTGCCAGAGCGCCACTCGCGCAGCAGCCCGGAGCGCCGCGATATCAGCCACATCGTCGGGCGCGGTGCCGCCAAGCGCGAAAAGCGCATCGTTGATGATCTCGTCATAGCTCGACGGAGCCGACCAGCCAAGCACCCCAGCCACCGATGGCCCGGCCACGGTATGAAGCCAGGCCGATAGCATCTCGCGTGTGTAACTGGTCGGAACCGTCAGCGTCATCGTCAGGAGCCCTTCTCGCCGGGCTCAGGGGTCTTGTCGCCGGCGTCGGCATCAGTGGTCTTTCTGGCCGCGACCTTCTTCAGCTCGGCAACGGGATTCCCTTCCGGGTCAACCCGCTGGCCGCCTACGATGTAGGTGATCGTCTCGTCCGCCATTAGCAGCCCTCCTCAGTTCGTTCGCCCGTCAGGCCTAGATGCCGCTCGGCATCGTGTAGGTCGTGCTACCAGTAACTGTGTCCAGCACTGCGCCATTGAGCCGGTTCCAGACGGACACGCCATAGCGATGCTCCCACTCGTGAGCCCGCAGCGGGTGGTTCTCGTCCTGCGCAACCAGCCGCAACGACTGCGCACCCAGCGCCACGGGCTGACGAAGAACGACCGGCGCTTCCACACCACGCACCCACGCGAACGGGTAGCCGGCTTTGATCCACGGCTTGACGATAATCTCCGCGCCGTTCAGCAGCCCGATAGCGCGGTCGTACAGGTTCTGGATGTCAAGCGGCGTTCGCGCAACAAGCGCTGCGCGCTGGTCTACCAGCCGGGCATCGACGTAGCCAGTGAACCCGGCAAACGCCTTGACCTTCGCCTCGTCGGCGCGATTGATGTAGACGACCGGCGAGCCGGTGTTGAAGTGCTCAACGACGTGTTCGATCAGCCGCTCGTAGTCAGCCTGGAGCGGCGTGTTTGCGGTCGTGATGCCAAGGTAGTGGGTATGGGTTGCGCCATCGAACGACACAGCACTGGGGCCGGTCGGGATTGGCTGGCTGTCCGCGTTGACCAGCGCCTTGATGCCCAGATCGAGACTGGGCATCTGCTGTGTGTCAGTGAAGGTGCTGTTAGTCGGCTTGTAGATCGCCCGGCAAATCTGCGCGTAGAGGTTGTCTTCGTCGGCGGTGGTGATCCCGTTCACCTGCCGCTGGAACTCGTCTGCGGTCATGTTCTCGAACGCAAAACGCGTCCACTGAACTGCCGCGCCCCAGCGGCGCAGCGGGAACCCGACGTTGTAGCCGGGGATCGCCGTCTTCTGGGCGCTCGGCTGGCCGAACTCGTCCAGCTCCTGCATGACAACGGCAGCCGTCCCGCCAAAGCGCCGCTGCCGGTCGGTCGTGCGTTCTCCGATCACTTCCGCAGCCTGATTGAACAGCTCGTTGTGCGCGCGGAAGTAGCCGTCGAGGTTTGTCCATAGCGCGTCCTCGCCGATATCGGCGGCAGTGGTCTTGTGCGCTTCGGCTGCAACATCGAGGGTGAAGATCGTTCCAAATGCCATTATCGTGCCGTGTCCTTTCGTCGAGCCGGTCGGCCTACGCCGAACCGATGAAGTAGATGCGAGAGGCATCCACGACAAACGCGACCGGCACGGTGCCGCCGGTCGTTGCGGCGCTATCGAGTCGTCCCGCTGTCGCCGCGACGTACAGCGGCGCTCCGGGAGTCAGGGCAGAGCCGTAGTGGAACTCGACGTTGCGGAACAGGGTGACTGCCTCGCCCGACTTGGCGGCGCGCGCAGCAATGCCGTGCGCCTTGGCTGCGGCGTTGTTTGCCGTGCCGTCAGAACGCCAGACGGCGCCATCGCTCTTGAGGTAGCAGGCGTCGCCGCCTGCGATGTCTTCGCCCGCCTTCAGTCCCGAGCCAATGACGCTGGACTGCGGTGGAACAACCGACGAGAGCGACGGGGTGCCGCTCTTGGTAATCAGTGCCATACCGGATACTCCGTTTCGGTGGAGGCCGGCCCGGCCCCTAGACCTGGATGCCGGCCTTCTTCAGGTAGCGGTTTTTGATGTCCTCAGCCGTCTCTGGCTGGCGGTTGCCCGGCGGCGTCGGCGGGACACCGGTGGTCGATGCAGGCTTGAGCGTCTCGCGGTTCTGGGCGATGTAGGCGAGCTGCTCGTCCGGCTCCATGCGATCCAGTAACGGCAGAATGTGAGCAGGAAGCCCTTCGCGTTCTGTCGTCAGGAGCGCCTTCAACGCTGTTTCGTAGCGATCAGCCTTGTCGGCCTTCGGCTTCAGCGCGTCCAGATCGCTCTGCCGCTTGGTCGCCAGCTCCTCGAACTTCTTCTGCTCAGCGAGCGCAACGTCCTCGGCCTTCCGCGCTTCAGCGGTAGACTCATCGACCTGCCGCTTCAGCGCCTTGTGCTCGTCTTCGACCTTGCGTAATCCCTGGATCGTCGCCCATGCGCGCGCTGCATCGAAGTCCTTGCCCCACGGCGGCATCTCGCCGGCCGGCGGGGTCTGGGGGCTGGGGGGTTCGGTCGTGGGCGGCACAAGCGTCTCGCCTGGCTTGCCCGTAGTCTCTTCTGTCATGTCGGCCTCTCGCCTCCATGTCTCAGGCAACAGAAAAGCGCCCCGGTGGCGCGGTCACTGCCGCTTTCCGTGGCGCTTCATGGCGCTGTATTCAACTGGCCTCAGCTGTGATTATCGCACGCTGTATCACTCAAAGCAATATCCACATGCGAAGCACCTCTTCGCATGCGCTCGACAATAGCTTCCATCTCGACGAGTGTCATGACTGTCAGGTGCCACCTGGAGTTATGACGAGCAAGAATGCGAAACGTCGTGCCGCGCACTTCCGCGACCGGCTTCTGGCAGGCGTCGCAGCGCAGGTAGTCGGGATCGTTCATGCAAGCCTCGCGATACCCAGCGACCGGTTCGAGCGACGGCGCAGACCCGGCCCGTAGACAGGGTGGTCGGTCGGCTCGACGAAGTCGGCCAGCGTCACTCGCCCCGCCCGATACGCGTCGTGTGCGGCCGGCCCGAGAATCCCGCGTTGTGTCGCTTCGTCCAGATCAGCGTAAAGATCCTCACCCGTTGCCTCCGCCTCCCCCGCCATCTGCGCGGCGGTGACAAACGACTGCACGCAACGGCACCGAGGATGGCTATCAAGCGATTCGTTGAGCGTGTGAAACGTGCCGTGCATCGAGTAGCAGACCGGGCACGGCTGGTCTGCGCTACCAATCATCGCCGTCCAGTGCCAGCCCGCAACCTGATCGGCGTTCTGCTGCGCCTGCCGCTGGCCGGCCACGCGATACGTGCTCACGGTCTCGCTCCGCGCAATGGTCTGTATACGCCACGACGTCTCGCCAAGCACAGCGCGCGCAGCACGTTGCGTCGGCATCGAGCCGCCCGCAACACGCAGGCGGGCTACAAGGTCACGTTCGATATCTCCTGTCGCGCCGTTGACCAGTCGAAGCAGCGAACCGCCACTGATCGCACGGTTGACGATGTCCGCAAGCATCTGCGCAGGTATCGGCACGACACTACGCACGCCGCCAGAAACAAGCGTCACCATCACAACACGCGACCCGATGATCGCAGCCCGCGCCTGGGATGCCGCAATGACGAGCGCAATCCCTGCCGCAACTGCCTCTGCATGATCGGCAACACGACGAGCGAACGAGTCCGCGTCATGCCGCGAGAGCAACACCGCGCTCGCCGCCAGCGCCGCGTCGAGGTCGGCAGCGTCTTCCTCGGCAGCAGTCAGCACAGGCCGCAGCCGGGCAACGACCTCGGCGCGGGTTGCATCGTCCAGCGCGACCAGCTCACGTTGCCCGGCGCGGGCGATACTGCTGGCCGTCACGCGCCATCGCCTCGGTTCAGCGCGGCCGCGAGCAGGCGTTCGGCCTCTGCGTCCGCGTTACTTGCAAGCTGGTCGCCAGCCAGCGCCATAGCGTCCGCATCGTCGGCCGCCAGAGCCTCGGTGATCTCGTCTTCTGAAAGCCCGTCCTGTTGCATCAGAAAGCGCCGGCTGTAGCCGCGGCCGCGTTTGAGCGCCTGCGTCTCCGCCTTCATCTTGTCGATCTGCGCCTCTTCCTCCTCGGACAGAGGGATGACCGACCGCTTCTCGAATGTGTGGTCGAGCTGGCCGGCCTCGAACGCTCCGAGAGACTGAAAGCCCGGCAGCTTGTGCCGCGACCCGAGAGTCAGGCCCATCTGGTTGGCCCGAATCAACGCCGCCTCAGCAGTGCCGCGCGCTTCCTCAGCGTTGGAAATTGCCGCGGTCAGCATGAAGCGGATTGCCTTGCCGGAAAGCTCGCGTGCGTCGGCAATCTGGTAGTACGCCAGCTCAGGCAGGTCGGTCTGCTGGAGGTGCGCAAGGTGCCGGTCGAGCGCCTCGATATGGGCAGAGAAGTTGATGTTCGACAGGATGTCCTCAATGCGCCACCCCCCCGGCACAACCCAGAAGGACTTGCCGTTGAGCTGCACAATTCCCGCGTCATCAAGCCGGAGCTTCGGCGCGGGCATCGGCAGCCCGTCACCGTCACGCATTCCGGCCCCAACGAGCTGCTTGTCCGGCGTGCCGTACTGGTAGAGACGTCGGTGTCCCTCGGTCGCCATCCGGTTTGCCTCGTGCGCCTTGACCAGCGCCGTCGTGACGGCCGCTACGCCACGCTTCTGGCCAATGTCCCGGAACTTCGAAAAGACAAACGGGATGAAGTCGATCCCGAACGACGCCATCGTCGCTTCACGATCCGGCGTCCCGAGATCACGCAGATCGGCCGTTGCGCCACGGTTGTGCTCCCAGACTCGATAGAGCCCAGCCACCTTGTCCCACACCTCGGTATGGGTGTACGGCTCGACCGTGTCCCCGGCGCGGCGCTCACGTGGCACATCCAGCCGGACATAGGTCAGGTAGTCGCGTTCGTCCGTGTCAAAGTCGGTCAGGAAGTCCGGATCAATCAGGTCGAAGTACACACGCCGCACCGCGCCAGCCGCGTCCGAACGCGTCGCGACCTTGATGAGGCTATCGCCCAGCATCGCGGCGTTGCGGGCGTAGACCTGCTTCTGGCTGTTCCAGTTCGACCAGCCCCATAGCTCGTGGATCGCGGCGACCAGTTCGTCAGGGCTCGCGACGCCACTGCCCGGCGCAACGGGCAAGGCGTCAGGCAGCGTCCCCGGCCACATCGTCGCTGCGTAGAAGTTCACGACAGCGGCAACCGGATTGCGCAGGCCGAGAATCAGATGATCGGAGCCTGCCTCCTGTCCAGCCCAGTCGTTGAAGTACAGCGCACGCAACATCTCGTAGGTTGCATGGTGATCGACTTTCGGCGCGTCGCCATGCAATGGACGCATCAGACTGTAGTCCGCGCCGTCGGCGGCGAAGAGCGCGCGAGCAGCGTTCACCGCGCCGCGGACGGCCGCATCAATCAGGGCCAACGGTCTCACCTCCTGTCTGTGCATCGTCAGGATCGCGGAGATAGTTCCGGAAGAAAAGCGCCAGCTGGACGAACGCGTCCGACTGATCGCGGAACGCCGCCTGCGGCAGATCGTACAGCTCTCGTTCGAAGGCCGGCAGCCACGGAGTGTCGATGTGCGGCCTCGGCAGCCAGACTCGCCCGGCTCGCATTGCGCGCGACGCCTGCACCGCGCGTTCGTCCTTCGACAGACGCGGCGTAAACCGGTGGATTCTCTCGCGGAGTCCATCGGGCGCGCTAACTCGGAGTTGCTGCACCGCAGCCTTGCCCGACGCGGCGTACTCGATCACCACGCCACTATCGTCCGGCCACTCCCGGTCGAGCAGCCGCCAACTGTCAGCCATCTGGACGATGACATCCAGCAGATCGGACGACAGCAGGTTCGCAAACTTCACCCGGCCACGCCAGACGTTGCGGATCAAAAGCGCGTAGCCGCCCCGCCACGGGACGATGTCACCGGTAACGCACGAGGAGTAGGCAGCCTGGCTCGTTTCCTCCCAGGCTGTGTCCCATGACTGAAAGCGCGCTACAGCACGCTCCTCCCACATCGGATCGTCGATATCGTAGCGCGCGCGACCGTGCCACCACTCGGGGAGGATGATCTTGTCGCCGCGCTGTCGCACTTCGTGCTGCGCCTCAGCCAGAAAAGCCGGCAAGCCCCAGTCGTCGATCTGCTGCTGGCAGACTGCAAGGCTCTGGCCAGCCCAGGTTGCGCTGCCATCAACGATACGTGGCCGGTCGCCCTCCTCATCGACCGAAAGATCCTGGACGGCTGGAATCGGGCCGGAGATAATCCGGTCACGGAGAAACGGCGCGGCGAGGTCTCCCTCGGTCGTAGACAGGCGCGCGAACATGCCGTCGGAGATGATGAGATTCTGAATCGCCAGAGTCGCCACGTCGGTCGAGCCGGCCGGAAGGAGCGTCTTGGTGAACGTCCCGATCTTCTTCTGCGTCGCCTCGGGCGTGTCGCCCAGCTCATCCACGTCATCAAGAATCAACAGGTCAGGCCGCTGACTTTCGAATTTCACCCCGCGTGTGCCGGTGCGAAGCCCGACGGCATCAACGACGAACCCGGACGCGGTGGTAAGGCGGTTGCGTCGCCAGCCACGGGACGAGCCGAACTTGTTGACCGCCGGCGACGCCATCTCCGGGTAGTAGCGTTCGACCTCCGGCGAGGTCAGGAGCGCGGCGATTGAGTCGAGGTGTTTTTCGGCCTGTTCTTGCGATCCAGCAATGTAAAGCGCGTAACGCCGCAAGCCCAGCGCCCCCAGCGCGGCGGTGGCCATCTCGGCACTGGATGAATTGTGTGTCGGGATCATCCCTTCGCCTGCGAGGTAGAGATGGTCAGTGCCAGCAACGGTGATGCACCGGACGGGCTGGTCTGGCACGGGCTCGATGTTCGTGATGTATCGCAGGCGCGGGGACAACGACATTGCACGCGAGCTCGTCTCTTGCAGCGCGTCGTGCTTTCTCGGAAGGCGATGCAGAGTCAAGCCTGATGCGGGTATGCGCACGTCAAACACCGGGCCGCAGTCGCGGCCGCGCAATGTCGCGCGCCCCTCGCTGACTGACGGTCGTAGCCCCAAACTGCGCGCAAGCTCAGCAGCACCTTGCGCGATACGGCCATTCGTGGTTGTCAACACAGACGCGGCCGCATGATGAACGCTGCCATCAGCGTCTAATAAGCCCTGCAACAGGGCGAGCCGTTGGTCGCGGCCGGCGCGAAGATACGGTGCGGGGATATGCTTATCGTGGAGCACACCAACCGCTCGCAGTTGTGGACGCAAGCCGATTAGCTGAAGTGAATATGCTGTCTTCCGCGCGTGGACGCGCGCCTCAAAGCCTCGATTGATGAGCAGCGGCAGCGTATCGTCAAGGTCGTCCCCGCCGATGGTGATCGTTCCGCCCGAAGAGTGTCCGTCTCCTAACCAGTATCCGAGAAGATACGCATCAATCGGCAGTTCCGTGTCGGCCAGCGCTAGCGGCTGCGTCACCGGGATTGCGAACTGCCTCTCTCCGCGGTGGACAAGTCCGGCGTCAGCAATTTCCGCCGTCGTCAGCGTTCGCGCCTGTGCCTGAGGATAGGTTCCGCTCTCCGGCTCAACGAATGAGAGGCGCCCTCGGTACGCTCGCAGCGGGCCTCCGACGAGCGGATCACCATATTTCTGTTGTCTGGCCGCATGCCCCGCGCACAGCCGTGCGCCTCTTGCCCATCCGCCGCATCCTTCAACGCGGCATCGCCGACGCGGGGGGCGCCCGATGCCCTTCCATGACGGCCAGCTCTCAACGATGCCCCCTTCGTACGCCTTCATCTGGCGTCGAGCAGAGAGATCAAGCACCGTCCACAGGTGGTCATCCGACGCGACGATCGACGTGCCATCATTGAATACCACGCGGCGGCACGGCAGCGTCTGGACCGCGCTCACGGCGGTAACAGTTGACGGCATTCCGAGATGGTCGAAGACAGTATCGCCCGGCCGCAGGTCGCCCATCGCTTTCCAGCCGTCCGGTGTCGCTATCGGAGTATTGACGGCCAGCGCTTTCCCGCCACCGCGCGGCCAGATGCCGCAGAACGGGCGCGGGCGGACGCCGCGTTCGATCTCCCAGACCCACTGCCAGAAGTCCTCGTGGTGCGAGGCGAACGTCGCAACCTCCGGGAACATCGCCGCCAGCCAGTCGCGCCAGTCGCGCTCGAACGGGTGGCTATTCCGTGTCGTTTGCCGGCTGGAGTGCGGCGAGAAGTCGAACAGTCTTGTCGTGCAGGACTCCGTGAAGGATGGCAAGGTCACTGGCGTTTTGTTGTCGTAGCCAGTCCTCATCACGGGCGAATCGAGCCTGAGCCGATAGCGTCGTGATTGCTTCGTGGAGATATCCAAAGACGAGCTCACCTAGATCGTCCTTTTTTCGGGGGTCGCCAATGATGTTGTCGCGTCGCAATTGCTGCCGCCATGTGCGGATTGTCGCGACGGGAATACCCATCTCGCTGGCGACCTGCGAGGCCGGCTTCCCGGTCGCAAGAAGCGCAACAGCGCGCGCCTTGATCTCAGGTGCGTGCGGACGGCCGCTTCCTGGCGCGCCCACACGCTACGTGCCCTCGGTTGTGGCCATGGTCTTGTTCATGTTACTCACCGCCATGAGCGATATCG